GATATGAAACAGTAGATATTAATAATGATAACAAAAAAAATACAATAGCAGGATAAAAAAAATGGACATACAAATATTAGATATAGAAAAAATCAAAAACTACGAGAAAAATCCTAGAATAAATGTTGATGCAGTAGAAAAAGTAAAAGAGAGCATTCAAGAGTTTGGTTTTAGGCAACCAATAGTAACAGATGAAAATATGATAATTCTGGCAGGTCATACTAGATTTAAAGCAAGTAAGGAATTAAATCTTAAAAAAGTGCCTGTTCATATAGCTAAAGATTTAAGTGAGGCACAAAAAAAAGCATATAGAATTATGGACAATAAAAGTAATGAGTTCTCAGAGTGGGATTCAGGATTATTAAAATCCGAGATGATTGAGTTAGGCGATTTAGATATAAATATGCAATTAACTGGTTTTGAATTAGATGAAATAAATAAATTAACAAAAAATGAATTACTTAAATTTGATGGAGATGTAAGTGAAGATTTAGAACTAGAGGAAATGGGCGATTATGAACAGAGTAATGTTAAAATGATACAGCTATTTTTAAACACAGAAACTGAACCAGAGTTTAAAAAAATGGCACAGGCATTACAGGAGAAGTTTGGAATAAATAATATTACTGATTTAATGTTTAAAATATTAAAAGAAAGATACGATAGTGAAGTATAAAAGAATTAAAGTTAAAAGTGATGGCAGTTTTGAAGATTGGAGAAAAAGAGCAGGAACTTTTGTTGATGAAAATGAGATAGATCAAATTATTGATTATGATTGCGATGCTTATGATGAGGAGGGTAATCCATTATTTTTCTTTAGAAAAGGAGTTATCCCTTTAAATATATGTAAAACTGCATATAGTGTGCTGCGAGAGGCTGCGACAGTTACTACAAACAGAGGTAACGCAGGTGGAGTAATGAGTAAAGAAGATTTGAAGTATTTTAATAATAAAGCTGTAAAACATGGACAATCAGAAAAGCAAGTCTTCAAACTAAAGAGAGATGGCACAGTATCTAACACAGTTTATGCTAAACCTGTTCATTCAGGAATAATAGGATATTTTGACAGGCAAATAAGATTTCCATATTGTAGACAAACTGCTTGGACAGAAAATAATTTTGATAAGTTTAATAATGCAAGACCTTATATAAGAAAAATATCCCAAGAATTTGAAAAAGCCTGTCCTGAAAGATTTAATGCACAAAAAAAATATGTTGATCAAACTAATGAAGACTTCTTTATAAAAGATACAGTATTTACCACAGTAACAGTAAATAAAAACTGGAGAACTGCTATTCATACTGATGCAGGTGATTGCCACGAAGGATTAGGAAATATAGCAGTATTACAAGCAGGAAAATATGAAGGTGGACAAACTTGTTTGCCTAGATATAGATTGGGCTTTGATGTAAGAAATGGTGATGTTTGTTTTTTTAATGTTCACGAATGGCATGGAAATTTACCAATAAAATCCAATAAACCCTATGAAAGAATATCTATAGTTTGTTATTACAGGCAAAATATGGTGAATTGTAAATCTGCACAAGAAGAATTAGAAATTATAAAAAATAGAACAGATAGAGTAGGTCTTAATAAATAATGTGTGGTATATTTGCTATAGTTTCTAAGGATTATATTTCTTTAGAATTAGTAAAAAAAATACTTATTCAACTCAAAATTAGAGGTAAACATTCAACAGGATTATCTTGGGTAGAAAATGATGAATTGAAAGTGAATATACAGCCAGTTCCTGCAGATTTATTTACCATACCAAAATTAAAAACTAAAGTGCTGATAGGTCATACTAGATATAGCACATCTTCATTAGAATATAATCAACCAATAATGAATGAACACTTATCAGCAGTGCATAATGGAGTTATTACACAACAAGACAGCAAACATTGGGATAATCAAGAATATGTATTCAAAACAAAGAATGACAGCGAATATATATTAAAATCTTTTTTATTAAATAAACACCCATTAAAAGATTATCCCAATGCCTCAATCTCAACTTGTGTTATAGATAATAAAGATAAGAAATTAAAATTTTTTAGAAATGATAAAAGACCACTATGGTATTACAAAAGTGAAGAATGTATTATTGCAACAAGCACTAAAGATATTTTTGAAAGATTACAATATCAAGATACAAAAAAATGTATTTCTTGCAACGAATACGAAATCTCTTTTGAAAAATTAAATATACAAGAAAAAAACATTACAGAATCAATAAGAGATTTACAATGATAGCAGAATACAAAATCATTGATATGCAGGAAGTATTAAAGGTTATTATGTTAAGCAAAGATGGTTTTAATACAAAGTTCCTCAAAGCATCACATAGTTTATGGTTTAGATTTAAAAATTATGTAAAGAATCCTCCTTATGCTATGTATATGAATAATGAATGTTGTTCTCTTATATTTGGCACACACAGTAGATTAAATAAATATGTTAATGTTTATGAGGTATGCACAGTACAAGGAAAAGAGGGTAAAGGATATGCAACCAAACTTTGGGAAAATTACATTAAGTACTCTGTAGGTCAAGGAATGAAAAGATTGAAAATTTCTTGCACACCAGATTCTTTAGGTTGGCATATCAGGAATGGTTTAGTTTTTTGGGGAGTAGATAAGCAAGGAAGTTTGAAATCAGATCAACCACTATATCCAACTAGAGAAGAACAGATAAAATTTAGACATAAGGCGATAAATAATCCTGAAATTGCATTACCTGATATAAAAGTAATACAAAAACTAAAGCAAACTAATTTAGAAGAATTAAATCTGTCAGCTAATAAAATACAAAAGACAATCAATGCTATTGATAAATATAAATTATATTATTTAAGAGATAGTCTTTATGGATTATAGATTAAGAGAAAATAGATTAAAAGCCTTCAAGGATTGGTACAAGTGGAGTATCAAGTACAACGATTGCGACCCTAGTATATATTTACTTAATTATTTATTTGATAGATTTGAGCATAATACGGAACAAAAACTTTGGATATGTTTTTTGTATGGCACAACTTATTATTTACCTACAGCTTGGATAATTTGGAATGAGTTTCCAGATTTTGAGTTAGTAGATTATGATAGATTAAAAGAATGGAATGATGCAAATTATAGTAGGCTAAGATACCAAACTGACACAAAATATAATAAAGGATATTTACCACAACAATTTTTAAGTTATAAAAAATGGATAGAATCTTTTAACCCTAGTAAATTACAGCTTGAAAAATTTAATTCGTACCCTGAAAATAATTTTGAAATAGTTTGGAGTGAAATCAAAAATAATTTATACAAGTTTGGTAGATATAGCACTTGGTTTTATATGCAAACTTTACATAGTTGTGCAAATATCAAACTAGAACCTAACACTTTAAAATTAAATGATTATTCTGGTAGCAAAAGTCATAGGAATGGTCTGTTATATGCTTTAGGTCAAGACTCTTTAATTAATGCAAAATTGACCAACAAACAGTATAGCATATTAGAGCATAAAAGTAAAAATATTCTACAAAATATTAATCAGTATAAGAAAAGTAATTTTTATGAGATGGAAACTGTGCTTTGTAGTTTTAAAAAAATTTTTAGAAGAACAAGAGGTAGATATTTAGGATATTATTTAGACAGACAAGCAGAGGAAATCAAGAAAGTAGAACAAGACAATTGGACTGGTATAGACTGGAATGTTTTTTGGCAAGGCAGAGAAGAATGTTTAAATAAAAAATTATACATATCAAAAAACATAGACAAAGATAAATATAACTTTTTTTTAGATAATGGTCATTTTAATCATCAGGAGTTGGCAATATGATAAGTTTAGCAATAGGTGGTTTGCCTGCAGTAGGTAAATCTACATTAGTAAGAAAATTTTTCAAAGAGTATAATGCTTGGCAAAACTTCAAATTTGGTTTAGTGCAAGGACACCATAACAAAGATATTAATTTAATGATTGTGGGTAAATATGGACAAAATAAAGTATTTGAAGGAACAGATTTACTATCAATGGCAGTTCACAACGATTTCAAAAAGTTAATACAAAAACAATATAAGTATAATATTTTATTTGAGGGCGACAGATTGTTTACATCTAGTATTTTAGAATATCTAGATCAGTGGAGCAGTTTAAATACAATCATTATCAAAAGTAATCATACAGAACAAAGACATATTGACAGACAAGACAATCAGTCAGAAAGATTTATAAAAAGTAGAAATACAAAAATAAATAACATTTGTAAATTAAATTTCAAAAGAAAAATTATTTTTCTTAATAATGACAACCAAGAAGAATTAGATAAAAATTTTGAAACTATCAAAAAAATAATTAATATTATATAAATAATTATGGATTATCTTATCAAAATAGCTTTAACATCTATATTATATAATCCTATACCAGTAGCAAACAATCTATGCGATTATATTATGACAGATTGGTTTGTTTGTATGAATGAAGCCACACACGATTATAGTATTAAAGAAAAGATGAAAGAATTTAATGAGAATGTAGAAGATTGTAAACTAATACATTTTGTAAATGAAGAAAACAGGACTTTGTGTTATTATGAGCATAGCGATGGAACAAAAAGTATTTTTATACAAAGTTTAAATAATTGTCCTTTAAAAAAACAATGTTTAGGAAATATTAAATGAGAAAAAAAACACAAAAAAAATTACAAAAAAATTCTAATTATGCTCAGTATGATATGAATAAAGATGGAGTGGTTTCTGATGAAGAACTAGAGCACATGCAACAAATCAAAAAGACTGAACATGAGCTTAGAAAACATAGGGCTCAAAGAAGAATGGCAACTTTTACTCTAGCAGGAATGGGTTTATTTACTGCTATGATGTTTACTCCTTTTGTAACTATTGAAAGAATCGAGGCATTAAGCGATATCAGTAATTTGTTTTATATATCAGGTGCAGGTATAGTTGGTGCTTATATGGGAGCAACAGCATGGATGTCAAAAAAGTAATTGATTTTGATAAACATATCAAATGGAAAAAATTACATGGCAATAATCCTTATGCATTAGTATTAAACGCTAAAAATATTTGGTGTTTTACAGAACAAGAGGATAGAGAAAACTATGTATTTATGAAATTAGTAATTCAGATCATGCAGTGGATTTTAGATGGGGATTACATAAACAAAAATGTTTTAAAATTTTTTATCATAGTATTTATGCATATTTTGTAGCACCTCCAGATATTGTTTATAAAGTAGAACTGAGACAAAATACCAAAGAAAAGAAAAAAATAAAAAGAAAAAAAGAAAAAGGAGTAGTCATAGTAAAATGATAGATTTTTTGCTTTTATTAAATTTACCAGTTTTTGTTTATGGCATAGTTGCAATTATGATAAACTGGATATTAAAAAAGGATATGTTTGTTGCTGATGTATTTACAGCTATTAGTGTTATTGCCATTACTATTTGGACTAATGGCTATTTTTTTGCTATTTGTGGTGGTATTTATACTTTCCTTGCCTGTTATTATCGCTCTGAAATTACTTTATATATTCGTAAGAAATTTAATAAAAAAAAATGGGAACAATATTTAAACACCAATCATTTGAAAGGCGATGGCTAAATTAATAGCCACCAACCAAAAAAATAGGGAAACCTAAAATAGCATATTTTATAAATCAATGAAAGTAATTATTGTTTAATTATAACCAATGTAAGATAATGTATTTATGATTAATGTATCAAGATTAAGAATTGGAAATAATAAAATCCAATGTCCTAAATGTAGCCACACTAGAAAAAATAAGTCAGATAAATGCTTATCAGTTACAGTTGAATCAGACCAAAGTTATGTTTGGCACTGTCATCATTGTGGAGATCAAGGTGGTTATTCTCCTAATTTTGCAAAGCAACATTACTATCCATATTCTAGTAGAAAGTTATATGCAGTGCCTAAAACAGTAGAGAAAAAACCAATGGACACTAAATATGAACAATTTTTTATAAACAGAAAAATTAGTAATGAAACATTAAATTATTTTAAAATAACTTTTGATAAATTAAAATTCAATGGGCAAGTTAAAGAAACAGCTATATTCCCATATATTTATGATGGCAAAGAAGTGAATTATAAATACAGAAGTATTGACAAAGAATTTAGACAAACAAAAGATGCACAAAGAACACTGTATAATATTGATTCATTAAAGCATGAAGAAACTGATGAACCATTAATAATAGTAGAGGGAGAATTAGATGTATTATCTTTTTATGAATGTGGATATAGAAAAGTAGTAAGTTTACCAGATGGTGCACCTAAAGAGGCAAAATACAAAGAAGATGATGCAAGATTTGAGGCATTAAAAGTACACGCTGAAGAACTAGCACAGGAACAGGCAATAATCATAGCAACTGATAATGACGATGCAGGAAATGCTCTTGCATTAGAATTAGCACATAGGTTTGGTAAAGATAGATGCTCTAGACTTAATTGGGGTACTATAGGAGGTGATATAGAAATAAAAGATGCTAGTGATGCATTAGTATACGGAGCAAAAGATACAATAGAGTATTTTGTTAATAAGGCAGTTCCATATCCTATTGATGGGCTATACAAGGCTAATGATTACATTAATCAGGTAATGGATTTATATTATGGTAAGGAAGAAAAGCCTTTAACTACAGGATATAAGTTACTAGATCAGACTTATAAATTAATGCAAGGTATATTTACAGTAGTAACAGGTATTCCTAATCATGGAAAATCTAATTTTCTAGATCAAATATTAATGAATGCTAGTAAATTACATAATTGGAAGTTTGCTATTTTCTCACCAGAACATTCTACTCCTAGACATCTAACTAGATTGGCTGAAAAATATCTTGAATTACCATTTAATGATGGAGCTGCAAGAAAAATGTCAGAGCAAGAACTGATTACAGCTATGAGATATATAAACAATCATTTTTTCTTTTTAGAGAGTAGAGAACAAAGACCCACAATAGATTGGATATTAGATAAAGCTAGAGTTTCAGTAATTAAAAATGGAATAAATGGTATTGTAATAGACCCATATAATGAAATAGATACAGATAAAAGAGGCAAAAAAAGAGAGGACGAATACATTAAAGATATAATCGCCTCATGTAAAAGATTTGCTAGAACACACAATGTTTCAGTATGGATAGTTGCACACCCATCTAAAATGCATAGGAATAATGATGGAACATACCCTGTTCCTAGTATGTATGACATATCTGGATCAGCACATTGGCATAATATGGCAGATGTTGGTATATGTGTGCATAGGGATTTCGATAGTGGTGAAACTATTGTTTATACAAAGAAAGTAAGGGAGCAAGGACTATATGGAGAAATAGGACAGACCTCATTCCAATACAATACTTCTACAAAAGTCTATAAAGAAGTAGAGATAGATGTTGCTCCAATTAATAGTAAATCTTCAAATGAAGATAAGTGGTATAATAAAGATTAAGAGAAATCAATTAATTGATAAAAACCATACCAAAAGGTATCTCTGTCAACTTTGTATTTGTCTGCAAATTCATCTGATTTAATACAAAGTTTGTCAAACAATTTATCATCGCAATAGCCTTGTAACTCTAGTGCCTTTTGATATTCAGACACTAGAGTTGAAACAATTTTTTTATCTTTTGCAGATAAGTCAATCATTAAGCTACAAGTTTTTCTACTAAAGAACGATTTGTTAGTAAATCGCCTCCAGTCTTTTCAAGATAAAGAGTTCTGCTATTTCTCATCGCTCTACCAGTACCAGTAAATGCTTGAATTACACCATAAAGGCTACCATCTTTTTCCTTATTGTACTCTAATTCAAATATTTCCATTTCTTTATCATTTAAAGTATATTCTGATTTTACTTTATCAAAATCTAATTTAGAAACTGGAGTTCTAGTAGCTAACTTTAATCTTTCAATATTATCTACAAAGTCAGTTTTATTATTTAGTTTAGTAATACTTTCATCAATTTGATTGCATACTACATCTGGAATGATATAATTAGGTCTAATACCAATTTCATTCCTTTTACCTAAATGAAAACTGTTTTGAAAAGAATCAGCTTTAGGTAACATCAAACCATTAGTGCAAACTAATCTATATACTAATGTTTGAAATGTTAAGGAAGATAATCCAACCTCTGAATTTCTAAGATAGATACCACCATAACAAGTATCACCTTGTTTTGGCTGACCTTTTAAATCAGGAAATCTAACTTTTAAACTCATATAAGAATCATCTAACTGACCTTCTAAAAGAACCATCTTTTTACTTTCAAAGTGTGGCTCTAAGTAATCTAGTAGTTCTTTATTATCCATAATCTTATATCTGTCAGAAAGCATACCTCTTATTTCAGTCTTGCCTTCATTTTTATAAAATCTGAATAATCTATTCTTATTATCATTTAAAGCATTTACAGAATTAGCTAATAATTCAGGTTGGTCTTTTCTAATTCTATCATAATAAGACTTTGGTATTCTAAGTCTATGTGCTAAATGAGAATGAAAAGTATTTGATAAACCATACTCCTCACCAGATAAATTACCATTTAGGTTATTATTCATAGTAAATTCTCTACTATTGATTACTTGGTCTTCTCTGACATTAGCTTTAATGTCTACTGCTTTTCTTAGGTCTTCATAGTTTGTATAAATCATAATTTTCTCCTTGTAATATTTACTTATGATCTATTATTGGTTATATATATAAATAGACAACAAAATTATGTATAGCAATGGCAAAGAAAATACAGCATAATCATATTAAGACAAAACCTAGAAAAAGGAAGGGAAGACATTCTAAAAAGGATAAAAAAACTTATAGAGGTCAAGGGAGGCGATAATGATAGACTGTCCATATTGTGATGCAGGTCAAATGATACATAGTGGCTCATCAGATATAGAGGATAACGAGGAGTTTGACATAAGAGATTTTTTTGTATGTTCAAATTGTTATTCAACAGCTGAGGGCTATAGATATAATCAAAAATATAAGGAGGAATGGGAGAAAAAACATGGCAAGACCTAAAAAACAAATAACAAAAGAATTATGTAAGAGAGCAGAGGCACTAGCTGCTCAAGGTTTAACAGTATCTCAAATAGCTAATGTATTGGGAATGGGTGAATCTACTCTATATGAAAAGCAACAGGAGTTTCCAGAGTTTTCAGAGGCTATAAAAAGGGGAAGGGATAAAGGAGTTGCTAGTATAACAAATGCATTATTTACAGCTGCTAGAGGAGGAAATCTAGGAGCAATGATATTTTATTTAAAGAATAGAGCAGGATGGAAGGATAAAATTGAAACAGAGCATACAGGAGATGGACTCAAAGTCGATGTCAACATGGGGGATGAGTTCAGAGAAATTCTGCAGGTCATTGACGAACTTGCCTACAGAAAGTCAGAAACAGACGATAAAACTATACAATAACTGGTATAAAACAGCCAGAAGTAAACAGCTTAAAAGAAGAGGCGATTGGAATATATGGCTTATTCTAGCAGGAAGAGGTTGGGGTAAAACTAGAACAGGTGCTATGGATATTATATTATATGCTCTTATGCACCCTAATGTAAGATGTGCAGTAGTAGCACCTACAAGTGGTGATTTAAGAAGAGTGTGTTTTGAAGGGGTATCTGGTATAGTTAACAATATTCCACACGAATGTTATAAAGATGGATTAAATAGTTACAACAAATCTACTTCGGAGATTGAATTATTTAATGGTTCTAAAATAATGGGATTTTCAGCATCTGAGCCTGATAGATTCAGAGGAAGTCAATATCACAGGGCTTGGTGTGATGAGTTAGCTAGTTGGAGATACCCAGATGCATTTGACCAATTACAATTTGGTATGCGTTTAGGGGAAAGACCACAAACTCTAATAACCACTACTCCTAGACCAACAAATATTATTAAAAGTTTAATGGACAGAAAAGATGTATTATTAGTACAGGGTAATACATTTGAAAATAAAGATAATTTAGCAGATTCAGCATTAGATTTGTTTAGAGAGCGATATGAAGGAACAAGATTAGGTAGACAGGAACTTTATGCAGAAATATTAGAGGATTTTGAAGGTGCGTTGTGGACATATTCGCAAATTGATGCTACAAGGGTAGATACAGTACCAGAAATGAGTAGGATAGTTGTAGGAATAGACCCTGCAGTAACAGCAAACGAAAATTCAGATGAAACTGGTATTGTGGTTGCAGGAAGAGGTGTTGACGATAGGTTCTATATATTGGAAGATTTATCAGGTAAACATACTGCAGATAATTGGGGTAGGATTGCAATTAATGCTTATTATAGACACAAGGCAAATATGCTAATAGCAGAAACAAACAATGGTGGAGACTTGGTAGGAAGATTAATCAGAAGTATAGATACAACAGTAAAATACAAATCAGTAACTGCCACCAGAGGTAAGATATTAAGAGCAGAGCCTATTTCAGCTTTATACGAACAAAAGAAAGTATCTCATTGTGGCATTTTCAAACAATTAGAAGACCAAATGTGCAGTTATAATGGTCATAGTAAAAAATCGCCTGATAGACTAGATGCTTTAGTTTGGGCTTTAACAGATTTAAGTTCATCATCAAGAACACCAATGTGGAGGGTAACATAATGGGATTTAGAGAAGCATGGAAATCTTTATTTTCATCTAAACAATACAGTGGCTATGGACAGCCAGTAGTATCTTATCATCAAACAGGATATAACAATCGAACTAAAAAAGACTCTTATGCAGACTTGGCAAAAGAAGGTTATGTAGAAAACGCAGTTGCTTTTAGATGTGTAAATGAGATTGCAAATGGTGCTTGTTCAGTAAAGTTTGTTTTAATGAGAGGAGAACAGCCTTTGGAAGAACACCCAATATTAACTCTGCTGCAAAGACCTAATCCTACTTGTTCACAGAGTGAGTACTTTAGAGATGTTTATTCTTACTTACTATTAGCAGGTAATAGTTATTTATTAAGTATAGGCGAAGAAGGGCAAGAACCTAAAGAATTGCATACTTTAAGACCAGACAGAATACAGATAAAAACAAGTGATGGTTATTACCCAGAGGAATACAGGTATGTTATTGATGGTAAAGTAAAAGCAGTTTACCCAGTAGATCAATTAAATGGAAGGTCAGAGTTAAAGCACATAAAAACATTTCACCCATTAGATGACCATTTAGGATTATCTCCTATAATGCCTAGTGCTACAGATATTGACCAACATAACTTAACAAACAGACATAATGCACATCTATTAGTTAATGGAGCGAGACCTTCAGGAGCAGTAATATATAAACCTAAAGACGAGATTGGTGCTATGACTACCTTAACAGATGCACAAAGAGAACAATTAAGAGTAGACTTAAGACAGAGATTTGAAGGTAGTGAAAACTCTGGAAGAACTATGATATTGGAAGGCGACTTTGATTACAAAGAAATGGGATTATCACCAAAAGAAATGGACTTTTCTACTATGAAAAATATGTCTGCAAGAGATATTGCTTTAACATTCGGTGTTCCTGCACAGTTAGTAGGTATACCTGATGCACAAACTTATGCAAATATGGCAGAGGCAAGATTAGCTTTGTATGAAGAAACTATTATACCATTGTTGCAACACATAGAGTCTGATTTAAATGAATGGCTTGTGCCAATGTTTGGCGATGATTTAACATTAAAATATGATATTGATAGCATTCCTGCTATTACTGAAAGAAGAAGAATGATTACTGATAACATACTTAGAGCAGTAAATGAAGGAGTGCTTACAAGAAATGAGGCTAGAGAAAGATTAAATCTTGAGCCCATAAGTGGTGGAGATGAGGTTTATATCCCTTCAAACTTATTCCCTCTTGGTAATCCAACACCTAATCCACCACAACCTTTAACAGGAGATGATGCAGAGAAAATAGCTGAAGAATACTTTAATATCAAAAGAGAAGTAAGAAAAGATGTATTTACAACAGAATCAGAGGCACAAGCTAGAGCAGATGAATTAGGTTGTACAGGTATACATTCACACGATACAGGTAATGGAACAATCTACATGCCTTGTGGTAGTCATGCAGATTATGAAAGAATTACAGGAGAAGAATTAAAACAACCACCTGACCCTAGAATGGGTGAGGGGGAAGATGTATTTGATACAGTTGGAGAGGCAAGAGCAAGAGCAGAACAAATAGGTTGCGAAGGAACACACACTTTAAGAACTCCTGATGGTAATGTTTACATGCCTTGCAGTTCACACGCAATATATCTAAGAGAAACTGGATATAATAAGGCATTGAGTGATATAAATACAACACCAACAGAAGGTATGGCAGACGAGGCACAAAGAGGACTAGATTGGAGAGCAGAGTTTGGTAGAGGAGGTACAGCAGTTGGTTTAGCTAGAGCAAGACAGTTAGTAAGAAGAGATAATCTTTCTATATCTACAGTAAGGAGAATGTATGCTTTCTTTAGTAGACACGAAGTAGATAAACAAGCAGAAGGCTTTAATAGAGGTGAAAAAGGCTATCCTTCAAATGGAAGGATTGCTTGGGCTTTGTGGGGTGGTGATGCAGGATTCTCTTGGTCTACAAAGAAAAGAGCAGAAATACTTTCAGAGATGGAAGAAAATAAGTATGTTACAGGTGGCTATGTAGAGATAGACGAAGATGATGAGGATATGAAAAAACTATCAGGAAGAATGGCTGAAACAATAAAAAACAAAGTTACTGAACATAATGAAAAATATGGTAATGATAAAGGCAAAAGAGTTAATTCCAGAATGCTAGAGGCAGTTTTTAGAAGAGGAGTAGGTGCATATCGAACTAATCCAGAGAGTGTAAGAAGAACAGTGCTTGGTCCTGAGCAGTGGGCTATTGCTAGAGTAAATGCCTTCCTTTATGCAGTTAGAAGAGGTCGTTTTAGAGGAGGACAATTTGATAGGGATTTATTGCCAAAAGATCACCCACTATCCACTAGATAATGCCTAACTTACAGCTTAAACAAACTAGATTTGTAAATGCTAGAAAAGAATGGAGAGAAGTTAATCGAATGCGATTAAACTTCGAGAGGTCTTTGATTAGGCGATTAATTATAATGTTTAATGAAATAGGAACAAATGCCTCTGAAAAATACACTACTAATGGTAAAACAGGATTAGATTTATATTTAACAAAAACTAGAACTTTGGTAGAAAGCACACTAATGCCTTTTTACTTTAGTGTCTTAAAAGAATTTTCAGAGAGATTTGAAAAGTATTATGCAAAAAAATTAGAAGATGCCAGAATACAAGGTATGCTTGATAAATTTATATTTACTCAAGGTAGTTCAAGAATCACAGCAATAGACGACACTACTAGAAGAAGAATACAAGATATTATATCAAAATCAGCTAGAGAAGGTCTTGGAGAACAACAAATAGCTAGAAACATAGAAAATACTTTTAAACCACAGTTTAGTAGGGCAAGAGCATCGGTTATTGCTAGAACAGAAGTGCATAGTGCATCAACATTTGCTAATCACGAAATGGCTACAGATTTAGCTAATACAGGAATTGTTCTTAAGAAAAGGTGGGTAGCTAATACAGATGACAGAGTTAGAAACATACATTCTGAGGCGAATGGTAAAGAAGTAGGAATGGAAGAAGATTTTATAGTAGGTGGTATGCCAATGAAATATACAGGCGACCCTAGAGGAGGTGCTAAGAATGTTATTAACTGTAGGTGTACCACATTATATTTAGAGGAAGAAACAACAGTTTATGATTCACCTACTGCTACATCAACAACAAGAATGCCAAAGAAAAGATTTTATGGATATGGAGATACAATACCTGAAGAAAAAGCATATATGGAGGCATCTTTAAGTAATGCACCTTTAAGAATAAGAAACATTGTAAATTTATTTCCTGCTACTACAAGAATATATCAAGATAGCACACAAACAGCTTATGCAACCATTACAGGAGGTGCTGTAAATTACACAAGAGGTAGATTACAAGGTAATGCTGTAATAAATATGTCTGATTACAATACTAAAGAATTAACAGGACAAAATGTTTTTAGACACGAATATGGTCATGTCATGGATTATCAAATAGGTAGAATATTACCAAAAAACAGACAGAAACCAGATGTTGATTATAATAAAAGAAGATTAGATCAAGAAAGATTCTCTGGTAGAGAAGGTAGCACAGAGTTAATATATTCAGCTAATTATGTTGATGAAATTAATACAGATAAGGCATTATTAAGGGTAAAACACCCAGAAACAAAAATCACCAGTAAAAATTTTGCTATTTCTAATGAGTTTGCATCTAATGAGATGAATAAAGCAGGATTTGTATTAGATTTGGATAGTCCTTTAAGAAAAACAAAAAGAATTACTAAAAAAGATATAGATTATGCTTTGCAAGATGGAAAGCTATTTACAAAACAAGAATTACTACAGATTATAGGAGGTAAAAAAATAAATACGATAGAAGAGATACTAGATGGTTTAAAAAATGCTAGTTTTGAAGGACATTCAGATACTTACAGAAAATTGATGTTTTTAAGGTATTATAATCAAAAAGGTACTTTTGGAGTAGGAGGAACTAAACATAGTAGAAATATTTTTATAGAAATAGATTATTTACAGCGATTGGCACTTAGAAAAGGTAAGTTTGGAGGAGCAGATTCATTAAGTGAATATATAAAAAGAAAAGAATTTTTAGATACTTTTGCTGATTATTTAGGTGCAATCACAAATGAAAAAGTAGGATATGGGCATGGATTATCATATTATGTAAAATTTGGTAGAATAGGTAGAGGTTTAGGTTCTGGAAACAGCACAGAGGCTTTCGCAAATTATATGGCTATTGCAGGTGCTGATGATGAGATTAGAGATATTTACTTTAACTTATATAAAAAGTTTGCACCTAATACTACAAAAGGCTTTGATGAGGTAATAGATGAATTAGAGAGGTATGTTAATGAGCTTAATAGTTGACGCAATCAAGGAAAGTATAAACAGTAGCTTTATGGACAATGAAGTAAAGAGCATTAATATAAAGTATATAGAAACATTTAAAAGTGTTGCTTACAGAGATTTAGAGGATTGGCACTTTAATAAAACTAATGGCTTTAAAGGTGTTCGACATTCTCAATTAAGATTAAGGTATTTAGAAATGGTAAATAGGGCGATAGAAAATAATACAAGAGTGACTTCTGAAGATTGGACTCAATTTTACAAAATCCCTAGAACTTTTGACGATGAAGGAAATGAGATAGCAGTTTCCTTTTAATATTATATATGTTATACAGGAGTTATTATGATAGACCCAATGAGTGCATTCGCTGCAGTGTCGGCTGCAAGTTCAGCAATATCAAGTGCAATACAGGCAGGTAAAGATTTAAGTTCATTATCTGGTCCAATTCAAAAATATGCTAAAGCAGAGGCTGAACTACAAGCAGGAGCAAAAGCTAAGAAAAACTCATTCTTCTCTAAGTTTGGTGGAGTAGAGGCTAATGCTATAGATGAATTCTTTAAAAAAGAAGAGGTAGCAGAGGCTAGAGCAAAGCTAAGAGAAATATTTATGATTTATGGTAAAGCAGGACAATGGGAGAGGCTACAAGCAGAGATAGCAAGGCAAAGAAAGTTAGAAATGGAGAGAGTTGAAGAAGAATTAAGAATTAGAAGGTTAAAACAACAGATTACAATTTGCATTTGTATAGCAATAGTTGTAGGATTGTTTGGTTATTACTATATAAAATATTTGTTGAGTTTAGGTTAATGTTAAAGAAAATGAATATAAAGATTGAAACAATTATTACAGTGGTTGCAGTAGTAGTAGGAGTAGGAGTTGCTTATGGCTCTTTAACTACTAGAGTAACAGACTTAGAAAATAAAGTAGTAGATATGAACCAAATGGCTATCGACATAGCAGTTATCAAAGAAAAGATAGAAAATATAGATAGTAAAATAGATTAAAAAAAAGAGGGCGATAAACCCTCTTTAATAATTTTTCTCCAAGAGGAGGTGGCTATGCCACCTTCTTAACTTTGAAAAGTGTTCTATTGTGGATACATTGAATATTGTAACCACCTGCAATAATGGTATCTATTTCAATTCTTTTAGTACCTTGATCTGTTTCTACTTTGAAAGAGCCATGAAACCCATCAGCACAAAACTCAACCTTTGAATCTACAACTTTTGTAATGCCAATTTTTTTAAGTTTAACAGCAAGAGATTTATTTCTAGTCTTTATAACTCTCTTAGCTTGTTTTTCACCTTGCTCGAAAACATCATCAAGTCCTCTATGCTCAATAAGTCTAAGTATTGTAATACCACCTGCTGCACTTATTCTAGCATTGAAGTATTCTGCTCCACAAAGACCCTTGCCATTTACTTCTCTTACTGCCTTTGCTCTCTCAACAAAAAACTCACCATTTTTTTTAATGAATTCTTTGTCAGTGATATCAAAGAACTTTTTAAGACTTTCTTCTATTTTTCTAATTTCTTCTATCATATTTATCTCCTTGTAAGTTATATTTGTAACTATTATTACGCATAAATACCAAAAAACAACAATATATTGTATAAATATTGAAAAAAACTTGCATATAATGTAAAACACTGTTAAATACAGTAATTAGGGTAATATGGTCGATAGTAAAACAGTAACTAGAGGAACTTTACCTATACTAGATGATAGAGATAGGGAGTGGGATTCAGACTCTGCAATCGCTAGAGTAAGAGCCTTCACAAACAGTGAAGATTCACCTAGTACTGAATATAGAAAAGCATTTCTTTTTTTTGAGTCAGAAAATGCTGATAATTTCGGAGCATATAAGTTACCAATAGCAGATGTAGTGGATAATCGGCTTGTAGCAATCCCTAGAGGCATATTCGCTGCTGCAGGTGCAGTAAGTGGAGCAAGAGGTGGAGTAGACTTACCAGAAGGCGATAGGGAAGGTATTATTAACAAAATAAATGGGTATTATGAAAATATGAGTAAATTATTTAATGATGACATGGAATCTCCTCTAAAATATAAGCCAGAATATGATATGGAAGAGGAAGATAAATCGGAAACTAAAACACTACAATTTAATTGTGAACTTAAAACTTACATGGATGACGAAGAGCGTAAAGGTGAATTCGAAGGCTATGGTTCTATATTTGGAAATAAAGATTTAGGTAATGATGTAGTTATGGAAGGTGCTTTCAAAAGGTCTTTATATAGAAAAAAGCCAAAAAATGTAAAAATGCTTTTCCAACATGATACTAAAATGCCAATAGGAGTTTTTGAAGAAATAGAAGAAGACAGTAAAGGCTTAAAAGTTAGAGGACGATTAGCTTTAGGTACACAACTTGGCAAAGAGGCATACGAATTAATGAAAATGGGAGCATTAGATGGTCTAAGTATTGGTTATAAAGCAGACCCAAAAATGCAAACATATGATAAAAGAGGTCGTAAAAGATACCTCAAAGAGGTTGACCTAATGGAAATTAGCTTGGTCACTTTTCCTATGAACCCCAAAGCAACAGTTACAGGGGTGAAGGCTAGTGAACGAACTATCAGGGAATGGGAAAAAGTTCTGCGAGATGCAGGAGGACTTTCCAGAACCGAATCAAAGATTGCCTCCAAAGCAGTCTATAGTAGTCTGGTGAAACATTGGGATGATGGGAAACAAGACAATAGTGGTGAGTTAGTTACATCTCTTCAAAATGTAATAAATATATTGTCAACTAAAAAAGGAGAGAAGATATGAGTGAAAATATTACTCAAACTGAACTCAAGGAATGCATTGAAGGCATGGGGAAGGCATTTGAAGAATTCAAAAGCACTAACGATGCAAAGATTGCAGAACTTGAAAAAAAAGGCTCTGTAGACCCACTTGTTGAAGAAAAAATAAAGAACATTGAATCTACACTAGATAAATGGGAAGAAGTAAACCAAAAGGCTACTAAGATTCATCTTGAACAAAAACAGGTCGCAGATAAAGTTTCTAATTTAGAAACAATGATGAAAAGACCAAATTCTGGTTTTAGTACACCAGAAATTGATGAGAAAGCATTAGCATACGATAAGTATCTAAGAAAAGGTAAGGATTCTTTAGACGATATGGAAAAGAAGGTTCTAACTGTTTCTAATGATACAGGTGGTGGTTATTTAGCACCTCCAGAGTATGTCAGAGAGATAATCAAAAAGGTAACTGAAATGTCTCCTGTTAGAGCTGCTGCTAGAGTAAGAAGTACTACACAAAGAAGTATACAGATGCCTTCAAGAACTGGCACTTTTTCAGCACAGTGGGTTTCAGAAGTAGGTACTAGAAGTGAGTCAACAGGCTTAACTTATGGTATGGAAGAAATCGCTGCTCACGAATTATATGCTTTAGTAGATATTTCAGAGCAAGATGTTGAAGATCCAGTTTTTGACATGGAGTCAGAATTATCAAGTGAATTTGCTACCCAGTTTGCAAAAGCTGAAGGCACTTCATTTGTTAATGGTACTGCTCAAGGTCAGCCAGAGGGTTTCTTAACTAATGCGTCAGTAGGTACTACTAACTCAGGTGCAGGTGCTGCTCTGACTATTAATGGTCTTATTGACCTATATTCAGCTGTAAAAACAGATTATGCTAGAAATGGTACTTTTATGTTCAACAGAGGTACTTTAGGCAAAATCAGACAGTTAAATACAGGTACAGGTGGCTCTTATGTATTTCAAGCAGGATTTAGCTTACAGACAGGTGTTCCTAATACTATATTAGGTCAGCCTTATGTAGAGGCTACTGATATGCCTGATGTAGGAGCAGGAAATAAGCCTATTGCTTTTGGAGATTTCTCAAGAGCATATGTCATTGTGGATAGAATCAACTTATCAATCTTAAGAGACCCATTTACTCAGGCGTCTACAGGTACTATTAGATATCTTGCTAGAAAAAGAGTCGGTGGACAGGTTGTATTAGCTGAGGCTATCAGAACTCAAACAGTATCAGCGTAGAGGAGATAGAATATGTCAAAAAAAGATTTAGCGAATAATCTAACTGTTACACAGTTATTAGACCCTGCAACTTTAACTGCTACTGCAAACTCAAATGGATTAGACACTCAATTTGACAATGGTGCTATGATAATAGTAAATGTTGGTGAGAGTGGTGATACATTAAGTTCAACAGTTAAATGGGACTACATTTTGCAAGACTCATCAGATAATGCAACTTTTTCAGCAGTTACAGACACTAAAAGAGTAACTTATGGAACAGTTGATAGTTCTGGTATTTTTGCTACTGTAGATGCAGCAGCCGAAGACGATGCAGCTTATAAAATTGGATATATTGGTCCAGAGAGATATGTAAGAGTCGCAGTTACAAAAACTGGAACTCATACTAATGGTACTCCACATGGAGTAGTTGGACTAACAAGCCCAATTCATAAGCCAGATTCTGGTGGCAACGATGGTTCTCCAACTGGATAACAATTGTTTAACTTTTTTGGGGGGATTAATTCTCCCCAAAGGAGTTTAAATGATTGATGTTCATAAAGAGATACTAGCATTAAGAAAAAGAGTAAAAGAAGTAGAGGAAGAATTAGAGTTTATCAGAGATGAACAAATAGAAGTGGCAAAAGATACAGTTCATCAAATGATAGATAAAGAAGAGATAAGATTAGGTGCAGACAATGATGGTTCAGTAAGAATCATTAGTGATTTAGAACAAGAGAGGTACAATTATGAAGATAAAGATGATTAAAGATTCTGCAGGCATGGCAAACAGTATTGGAAGTGTAAGTATGACCTATGAGGCAGGGGTTACTTACGATATGACTGAAGATTGGCAAAAAGGTATAGCACAAGTTTTTATTAATGAAGGTTGGGCAGAAGAAATAGGTAAAATAGAAAAAAAGGTAGTAAAGCCAAAAGAAACTAAAGAAGAAAAGCCAAAGAAAAAAACAAAGAAGGGCTAATTAAATGAGTGGAGTTACTGTAGTTACACCTGCATCAGCAGAGCCTATAGAGGATAATGAAGTCAAAAGAGCCTTGAGAATACCTACAAGCGACTCTACACACGATAATCTAATAAGTACAGCAAGAGCAACAGCTACTCAAATAGTAGAGGATTATCTAGGAAGGTCTTTAATAAATAGAACACTTAAACTTTCTTTAGATGCTTTGCCTTACGAAGATGATAATTTACCTAATGTAGAGGGTTTAGTTACTGCTCCTTATATGACTAAAATAGCTAGAAATATATATTTGCCACAGCCTCCATTAGTTTCTGTTACACACATAAAAACTTTTAATGATAGCGATACTGCTACTACTTTATCCACTTCTGTGTATTATGTAGACACTGCTAGCGATATAGGAAGAGTAGTATTGAGAACAGGACAAGTTTGGGGAGAAATGCTAAGAGTGGCTAACTCTATGGAGATAACTTATGTGGCAGGATATGGTAGTGCATCAGGAAATGTACCTATAGCCATTAGACAGGCGATAATTAGCTTGGCAGTGCATTATTTTGAAAATCCTGAGCCTATCATTAAAGGCGAAACTGCAAATCCTGTGTCTGGTGTATTACAATCTTTACTAAGACCATTTGCAGTAAGGAGATTTGGTATAGGGTTTAGCTGATGCCAAAAAAGTCAGTAAATTTAGGTAATTTAAGATATTCAGTACAATTACAAAGTAGAACAAAATCTACAGACTCTGGAGGTGGTTTCACTACTTCTTGGGGTACAACTAGGACTGTATTTGCGAATGTTATGCCTGTAAGTGGTGATAATCCATACGATGCAGGTAGAGTAGAACATAAACTTACACACGATGTTTATACAAGGTTTTATAGTAACATTAATTACACTGCTAAAGGTGGACAGATGAGAATATATTGGAATGACTTTGGTACTAACAGAATTTTATCTGTAAAATATGTTTTAACTATACAAGAAAGAGATAGATGGTTACTATTTAGATGTACTGAAGGCACTAACGAGGATGTATAATATATGGCAGGAATCACACTTAAAGCAATCAATCAAAAAGACTTTGAAAACAAACTAAATAAGCAAGGTTCACAGATAAATAAAAATGTTATTAGAACTGTCAATTTAATAGCTAATGCTATAAGAAATGATGCAGTTACTAGCATTAATCAAAATCCTAGAAAAGGTAAAACAGTTACTAGATATAATCCTACAAGAACAATTAAAATATCTGAAGTGGGTGATGCTCCTGCAGGAGATACTGGATTTTTAGCCAATCAAATATATCTAAAAATAGATACTGATGGATTAGGGGGAAGTGTAATAAGTAATGCTGATTATAGTCAGTTTCTAGAATTTGGAACTATCAAAATGGGAGCAAGACCTTTTATGCAACCTGCAGCTGAAAAAAATAGAAAAAAATACTCTGAACAACTTAAAAAAGGAATAAAGGAGGGATTAAAATGATAAAAAAAATTAAAAATATGTTAAAGTATATAAAAGATAAGATTAAAGGAATATGGAAAAGAAAGTAAATTATAAGATTATGGCATTTAATTCTCAAGGCGATTTGATAGATCACTTTGAGGATTGTCAGGTATTTGTAGTAGTAGAAGACACTAAACCTGCAAGAGTGATGTCTGAAGGGGTATATTCTTTAATATTAGAAAACTCTTTTGAAATAGGAGATTATGTTATTGGTGGTTGTAATGCTGATAAAATGATAGTTCCTTTAGCAATTAAAAAAGATTCTTATGATTTAAATAAACACGAGATTATTGGAAGAATACTTAGTAAAGATATTAATGTAGCAAGGGTAATGATATGAGCCTACATTCTTTTCCTTTACAAGAAAGATTATACTCTACATTAAATGGAGACTCTACTCTAGGAAATTTAGTTACAGGAGTTTTTGATAGTGTGCCTGATGATACTACTTTACCTGTAGTTCAAATAGGTTCAGCTACAACTACTGATGATGGAATGAAGGGAACAGATGCTAGATCATATATATTTCAGATTGATATTTTTAGCAATTATAGGGGTTTTAAGGAAGTAAAACAGATTATGCAGAGAGTCTATACTTTACTGCATGAACAGGCTCTGGTAGTATCAGGAGCAAATCTAATTAATTTGAGATGTGAATTTACAACTCAGATTATTGAAGGTGATGGTGTCATAAGACATGGCATCATGCGTTTTAGGGCATACATAACTGATTAACAAAAAAGGAGGTAAATTATGGCAGCTCAAAAAGGATCAGCATTACTAATGAAGATAGGAGATGGTGCTTCACCAGAAGTATTCACGACTATCGGTGGTATGCGTTCAACATCTATATCAATGAATGATGAAATGGTTGATATAACAAATAAAGATAGTGGTAGAGCAAGAGCAATACTGGCACAAGGTGGAGTGAATAGTATGACAATATCTGGTTCAGGAGTTTTTACAGATACTGCATCTGAAACAACACTAGAAGGTAAGTTTGACTCTTCTACTTTATCAAACTATCAATTTTTAGTACCAGACTTTGGAACTTATACTGGTTCTTTTATGCTTACTACTTTAGAATATGCAGGTGAATATAATGGTGAAGTAACATATTCATTTACTTTCGAGAGTAATGGAGCAATAACTTTTGCAACTGTATAGGTGATTAAATGGCTTGGGAAAAAATTGATATTACCATTGATGGAGAAACTATCAAAGGCGACATTAATGGTAATATGATAGAAATACCTTTTATGGATTCTTTTTCTGATAATAGTGTCGTTTCCATTGGCGAAAAAACAAAAAAAGTGATAAACATAACTAATGTTGGTAACAGAAATGAAATTTTGCAATTGGAGGTAGAAGATGACAAACAAGTTCAGAGGAGAACTAAAGGTAAAACTAAACAAGACTGACTATAATACTAGATTAACTCTTGATGGTATTATGAGAATAGAACAGTCAACAGGAAAGCCTATTCTTAAATTAGCTAATGATTTAATGAGTAGTAATATTTCTATGACTGATATTTTAACTATAATGACCACTGCCATAAGAGGTGGGGGAAATAATATCCAACAAAAAGAAGTAGGCGATATATTATTTGAAGCAGGTATGATAGAGTCTATGAGGGCTTGTAGTTTAATTCTCACTAATACCATTACAGGAGGGGAACAGCAAGAAGATGAAAAAAAGCAGGAGGAAGTGTCAAATCAGACCGATTAGATTGGCACAGGTATATACAAATCGGTATAGGAATGATGGGCATGAGTCCTGATACATTTTGGAATCTAAGTCTTTCTGAATTAAATCTAGCTATAGATGGTTTTAGAGAATTTCATGGAGGTAAGAAACCAAAGTCAATGACCAAAGATGAACTCAAAGAATTAATGGAGGTATATCCAGACTAATGGCAACTGTAGATACATTACAGGTTAGAATAACTGCTGATATGAAAGACCTAAAAAGGTCTTTAAAAGAAGTAGAGAGAAATACAAAACAATCAACTCAAAATATGAGTAATAGCTTTAGAAAGCTAGGGAATGTTGTAAAGGTAGTTGCAGGTGCAGTAATTGTAAGAGAGCTTGGAAGAGGAGCAATTGCAGCAGTCAATTTTGCAGCAGACATTGAGGAAATGCAGGCAAAATCTTCAGTAGTTTTTGGTGCTTTTGCAGGTGATGTTAGAAATCAATTAGCAGTTTTTGCAGATGAGGTAGGTAGATCGAGGTTTGAACTAGAAGGTATGGCATCTAGCATTCAGGATACTTTTGTTCCTCTAGGATTCGCCAGAGGTGAGGCATCTCAATTATCAGTACAATTAACAAAGTTAGCTACAGATGTAGCATCTTTTAACAATGCATCTGATGTTGATACCATGAGAGCATTTCAAAGTGCTTTGGTAGGTAATCATGAAACTGTTAGAAGATTTGGTATTGTGATTACAGAGGCAACATTAGAACAAGAATTATTTAGAATGGGAATAACAAAAGCCAAAGATGAGGTAAGTAATGCAGAGAAAGTACAAGCTAGACTTAATTTGATACTAGCAGGAACAACAGATGCTCATGGAGATGCAGCGAGAACTGCAGATAGTTTTGCTAATAGACAAAAGGCTTTGAAAGCAGCTACTGATGAATTAATGAATAGTTTAGGACAAATATTTATGCCTTTAATGTCAAGCATACAAAATAGTCTGATAAATGCAGCAACAGCAGCAAATGATTTTCTTATAAAACTTGGTTTAGTAGGTGATAAGATAGGGGAAATAAGATTACAAAAATTAAAAGCAGAATTACAAGAAGTTAATACAGAATTGCAAAATCTTGGTGAGGTATCAGATGGTGTTAGCGATGATCTAGTATTATTTGGTAATGTGACTAGTGAGGGTGAAACAAGATTATTTGAATTACAAACTAGAGCAAATGCTTTATCTAAACTAATTAAACAAATAGAAGATGAAAGAACCAGATTAGGTAGAAATGAAGTCAATCAAAAGAAAGTAGATGAAACACAGCCTAAAACAGAAACTTTAACTAAATCGCAAATCAAAGCTAATGAAGATTTAAAAAAATCTATTGAAGACGTCAGATTTGAAAATCAATTATTAGAGGCTCAAATGAGAGGAGCAAGTGAGGCAGATTTAGAAATAATGAGGTTGAGAAAAGAGCATCAAGGTACAAATGAAGAACAACTCTCATTTTTAGTAGAGGAGACTAGATTAAGACAAGCATTACAGCAACAAATGGAAGATGAGATTGAGGCATCAAAATTACAACAAGAACAAGCCTTACTACAAGTACAAAAAGAAAAAGAACAATTAGATTTGTTAAGAGAATTAGGTATGGCAAACCAAGATTTTTCTGCAGAGATGCAAACATTAAAAGAGGCATTAGAGGGTGGCACGATTACTACTGATCAATATAATGAGGCATTAGCTAGATTAAATATTAAAATATTTGAATCTACAGAGGCAGGGGGTATTTTAATGGAGGGGTTAAATAGAACCATGGATTCTTTATCTACAACAATGGCTGATAGCTTAATGCACATGGGTGAAGGTTGGAAGGGTTTTAGAGATAGTTTAAAAAATATTGTTAGAGATATTATAGCACAATTCATTAAGGTGCAAATACAGGCACAGATTACCAGAGCAGTAACTTCTATGGGAGGAGGTGGTAGTATGTTTTCTTCTATAGGTTCTTTATTTGGTGGAGGTGGTGGAGGTGGTGCTCCTACTCCTTCTTATGGATTTGCACAAACAGGAGCAACAGGAGTACACAGCAGAAGTCCTTATGTAGTAGGTGAGCGTGGTCCAGAACTATTTGTTCCTAATACTTCAGGCTCTATTATGAGTAATGCACAGTCCAGAAAAGTATCTGGAAGTGGGGGTGTAACAGTAAATCAAACATTAAATTTTGATGTAGGTGTAGCACAAACTGTAAGAAGTGAAATATTACAATTAATGCCTACTATAAAACAACAATCAGTAGATGCAGTTATAGATGCAAAAGAAAGAGGTGGCAGAATGGCAGATGTATTCAAATGACGACATATCCAGTAACATTTCCAACAACTATTGCTCCTAGAGATACTAACTTTAGATTAAATAGGATAGTTGGTGTGAATGAAAGTATTTATACAGGACAACAACAAGTTTATCAGTATTCAGGTGAATATTGGGAGGTAGATATTACTATGCCTCCAATGAGAACTGCTACTGCTAGAGAATTTGTATCTTTTTTAGTAAGTTTAAGAGGACAATATGGAAGTTTTTTTGTTGGTGATTTTGATGCTAAAACTGCTTTAGGAACTGCAGGAACTTCTGCAGGTACTCCTTTAGTAAATGGAGCAGACCAGACAGGTAATACTTTAGTTTGTGATGGTGCTCCTAATAGTCAGACAGGATATTTAAAAGCAGGAGATTACATACAAATAGGTAGTGGTTCAACACAAAGATTGCACATGGTAGTAGCAGATTCAAATTCTGATAGTAGTGGAAACTTTACTCTTTCAATAGAACCTGCATTAAGAGTTTCTCCTGCTAATAATACAGCTATAACAGTAGCAAATACAAAAGGTGTATTTAGATTAGCTACAAATGTAGTAGAATGGAATGCAAATCAAGCGTCAACTTATGGTATTTCTTTTTCTGCAAGAGAGGTAATTGATGTATGAGAACAACTTCTGCAGCATATAGAGCACAAGCTAGATCAAATAAAGTTAAGATTGCAGTATTCATTGAGGCAACCTTTTCATCTGGTGCAGTCAATCTTTGGAGTGGATATGGAAATTTAACTTATGCAGGAGTTACTTATGCAGGTGCAGGCAGTTTATTAGACATTAGCACTGTAACTGAAACTTTAGAAACAAGAGCAAATGGTTTTACTTGCCAACTAAATGGTTTAGATGCATCTTTACTTTCTATAGCTTTATCAGAGCCTTATACAGGCAGACCATTTAAAGCAAAGATAGGATTTGTAGCACCAGACCCTGATCAAGAAACAACATTTGCTATCAAAGTACAATCTACTTCTGGAGGTAATAAATATTTTATAGAAAATGAACAACAAGAAACAATAGAAGTAAAGTATGGTAATAAATATATATTTGATACTTCAGATTCCTCTGTAAGTGGACATCCATTTTTATTATCTACAACAAGTGATGGGCATCATGGAGGTGGTAGCACTTACAATACAGGTGTTACTTATTTTTTAGATGATGTAGCAGTAAGTGAAACAGATTATAAAAATACCACTAATTATAATGCAGCTGCAAAAAGACAATTGAAGTTTACTGTTCCTGCAGAAGGTTCTTTTCCTGCAAACTTGTATTATTTTTGCCATATTCATTCTGGTATGGGGGGTAGTGTTACAGGATATAGTTCAATAATTGTATCAGATACTTACACAATATTTGATGGATTTATGGATGTGATGAGATTAACTGATAGTGGTGGTAAAGCAAATATATCATTAAATTGTGAAAATCAACTTATAGCATTAGAGAAACCTAACATTAGAAGATATACCCCAGAGGATCAAAAGATAGATTTTCCTAATGACAAAGGCTTGGAATATGTAGCAGCACTACAGGATGATGAGGTAGTATGGGGAAGAGGATAAACAATTGGCAGATAGCTTATCAATCTGAAATACAAAAACCTAGAAAATTTGAAAGAGGCAAAACAGACTGTGGTATGTTTGTCTTAGAATGCATAAGTAAATATACAGACAATAATTTGTATGATAAATATAAAAATACATACTCTAGCCTTCATCAATGTATAAAACTTTTTAAACAAAATAATATTAAAGGTAATACTCTTAATGAGTATATAATTAATTTTTTTGATAAACAATTTGAAAGAGTGCATATTAATTTAGCTCAGAGAGGTGATATTGTTGGATTTAATTCTGATAAAATTAGCAAATCAAATAAAATGATTGATAGTGGTTTTACAGTTGGTATTATGTGTGAGGGGTTTGGTAGATTTGTAATGAGTGGTGGATACGAGGATATACCTATAGAAAATCTACAAATGGCTTGGAGGGTTTAAATGGGAGGTGATATTGTCCAATCATTAGTAGCAGGAGCAATAGCTTTTGTTACAAGTGGTGGTAATATATATGCAGCAATAGGAGCAGCTGTTATGACTTATGCATCTATAAAGTTAGCTCCAAAACCTAAAGTACCTGATTTAGAACCTTTTAATAATCTGTCTGAAAGCGACAGAAAACAATCATTTAGACAGGCGATAACTACTAGAAAAATAGTTTATGGTAAAATAAGAGTAGGTGGTCCAATAGTGTTTTTAGAATCTACTGCTGATGGCTCTACAGAAAATGTATTTTTACACATGATTGTTATATCTGCATCACATGAAATAAATAGCTTTCAAGAATATTATATTAATGGAAATAAAATTTTACCTAGTCAGTTAGATGCTGATGGTAATGTAAATGATTCAAGCACTCCTTATTTTGATGGCACAACTTCTTTTGTAAGAATACAAAAAGCAACAGGCTCAGCACTCCAACCTGCAAATGCAGATTTAATAAGTGAATCTGGAGGACTTTGGACAAGTGATCATAAATTATCTGGTATTGCCTATGTATATTTAAGATTTAGATTTAATAGAGATTTATGGAGTGGTATTCCTCAATTTGCTTGTGTTATTGAAGGTAAAAAAATACTTGACCCAAGAACAGGAGTTACTGCATATAGTAGAAATCCTGCATTAATATTAAGAGATTATATGACTGACACATTAGGAATGGCGATGTCAGGCTCTAAAATAGATAGTACATCAGTAAATACAGCAGCGAATATTTGTGATGAAACACAAGCATTAGCTAGTGGAGGAACAGAATTAAGATACACAGGTGATGGAATGATTGACACAGGAGTAACCCCAAGACAAAATATAAATGATATATTAACTGCTATGTCTGGTGTTTTAACTTACTCTAATGGTCAGTTTAAAATGTTTGCAGCTAGTACTTCAACTGCTACTATCACATTAGATGAAAATGATGTTATAGGAGAATTAACTACACAAGCTAGATTATCAAGAAAAGATAATTTTAATTCAATTAAAGGAAAGTTTTTATCAGAAGACACTGAATGGGAGCAAACAGACTATCCATCTTTAAGTCCTACTACTTTTATAGATGAAGATAATGGAGAAACGATTTTCAGAGATTTTGATTTACCTTTTACTACATCACAAACAATGGCACAAAGAATAGCTAAAATACAACTATATTTAGCTAGACAACCTTTGACTGTAACTGGAACTTTTAAATGTACTGCATTTGCTTTAGACAATAATGATTTAGTAAAAATAACAAATGCCAGATATGGTTGGAATGAAAAAGTATTTAGAGTATCTTCTTGGAGTTTTGATTCTGGCAGTAATGGTGTTCAGGTAAGAATGACATTAGTGGAATATTCAGCAAGTGCGTATTCTTGGTCTACCACCGAAGAACAAGCATTAGCAGATGCTCCGAATACCACCTTGCCTAATGCGTTTACAGTCGCACCTCCTACAAATTTACAAGCAGTAGAAAATCTAGTTGTAGCAAGAGATAATTCTAGGTTAGCATCAAGTTTAGATATTTCTTTTACTGAATCTGTAGATGCTAGAGTAACAGGATATGAAACTGAATTTAAATTAAC